TCGGTGGGGTCTTCGATTTCTTCAGCTAATTGAAGAGCTGTTTTGGTTGCTCCCGCTGAAATGATTTTTTGAAGCTCACCGCGAGTAACCGGCTGATTGTCAGGATCATCATCTTCGGGTTTTGCCACGATGATTGTATTCGGATCAAGACCAAGTTCTCTGGCTCGTTCGGCGTTCTTTTTTAAGGAGAAGGCCGCTTTTTCAGCTTCGGTGCGTCCGTGCGCCTTTTGGACTCTCTCAAGTTCTGTTTTCAAAGGGTCTTGCTTCTCCGGATCACCAGCTTCGGGTGTTTCCGGTTTCTCTGGCGATTCGGGGGTTAAATCGTCCTTTTTTTCTAAATCCTCCTTTTTGATGTTTTCCATAAGATGTCGCTGTTATAGCCAGCGTTGCGTTTGATCTTGCTTAAGGGTGCAAGTTACCAGTTAATAATATTTTACAATATCTGAAACATTGCGCAAGGTGCATAACTATGCCTGAAATCCGGTGCCTTGAATCACGATCTTTTCGATAAGGGCTTGCTCTTGCTCAATGAGCCAAAGCGCGGCTTTTGAAAAAGACAGTTGCTCGGGGCTTAATCCCTTGTGCACTCCCTCGATTATCGCCATGAACTTCAACTGCTGATTGATGATCTTTCGGGCATAGTTGTCGTTCAGGGCAATGCAACTTTCCTTGAAGTTTATAACCTGTTCGGTTTCCAAGTCCCGACCGTTTATCTGAATACCTTTTTCGGTCAAGACAATAGAGTTCCCAATAGGCAAAGCGTTGATCTTCTCAATCAACGCCGCGGTTATAACAACCCGATCTTCCATTGGAAGATTTGTCTTTTTGAATGAATCAATCAGTTTTTTAGTTGTTGGTAGCATTTTCGGGTTCGACTTTAGGTTCTTCGGGTTTGACTTCTGGCTGAATCTCCGGCTGAATCTCCGGCCATGGTTCCGGTTGGGCTTCTAGCGGAATTACATTGACCACGCCATCGTTTATGACTTGTTCATTTTCCATTTTATTTTAGCTTTTGCTTGGAGCGCTCTCGTAATTTTTCGGTCTTGTTTAACTTATTATATTCCGAGGGCTTTCCACCTTGAGCTACGAATACATGCAATTTTTGTCCCTTTTTTGGTTTGTTCATTTTAGTTTTTTGGTTGCCCATTTTAAGAGGGTTTTGCCTTTATATTTATACCTATATTTTGGCGACTTACGACCTTTCGTCGCTCGTTTGGCCATTTGGTTTCTGGGATTTGGCCGCACTACTTCCATTGAATTGTCTAGTTGTTTTTGGTCTGCCATTTTAATGACTTTCTTCTCTTTTCTTGTATATATCCCTGATGGCATAATCTAATTATACCATTTTTAATCTAGCGTTTCAAGTGTTTCATGGCATTGTGCAACATCTCTCTGCCACTACTTTTGGACTTTTTGCCACCATAAGGAGCTGGTCTACCCTGATGCCTTGCCAAAACATTTTGGTAAGCACCAATGGCCGCCCCACGACCCTTTTCTGCCTCTATTTTCTTAAATCCTCCCGTCGTCTTCGTCCTGCCCAACGCGTGAACTGCGGCTCTGCCGTGTGCGCCTTTGGGAGTATGACCCTTTGACGGCGGATTCAACTTTAATCCTTTGTGTTTCTTGTGAGCTGCTGTCTTATGTGCTTTCCCGCAAACCTTGCACGCAATTTTGTGCGCCTTTTTGTGCTTGGCATTATACTTACCCAATTCTTTCTCGTCCAACTTCTTATCTTCGGCTGAACCTTCTTTGTATCCATGCTCCCTGTCAATTTTCTCGTCCTCTTTGGACTTTTCCCATTCGCTCATTGTCATTTTTTTATGTTTCATTGTTTCTTTTGAAATAGGCGATAGATCTTGCGCTTTGATTTTGCGCCAGCTCTCTTGGCCCATTTTTTAGTTATTTTTCTAATAGTTTTTTCATGCATCTTGGGATGTTTCACGTGAAACAACTCGTGTCTCTCGGTGTTTATAAGAGTATTCTCTTTTTTAGAAAAGCCCGCATACTCGACCTTTTTTCTTTGCTTGGCTTTATCCACTTTAACTATTTTTTTATCAAAATCAGTCTCGCCCACCGCTCCGCGGATCGGGCCAACTACATGTTTCCAAATTTTAGAATCATGTTTGTTCATTTTGGCTGGGGTGCGGTTATTCCTGATTGAACTCCAAGTTGCGGATTCCCCATCACCGACTGCAACATCTGATTGCCGCCAGTTTGCTGTTGAGCTTGAGCTATTTGCTCGGGGGTCTTTTTGAATTTATCAGGATCTCCATCGGCGTATTCTTTTAAGACATACTCGCTGACAACTTCTTGCTGATTGACAAACGGGGCTACACGCGGATCCATGAGAAGATTGAAAGCGCGGTCTTTTCGCAATTGATCCGTTCCCATACTTCGGGAGATGATTTGATTCGGGTCAATATATACCATGAACTGGGTTCGGGCGAACTTATACGGATTAACTCGGTAATGAACTTGATTTGAACCCAATCCCCCGGCTTTCTTAAACATATCCCATTCTAAGTCGCCAGCTTTCTCTTTGGTTAGTTCTTTGCCCATCATCGAAGAATCGAATTGAATCTTGTTTGTGATATTCTTTCCGTTCTCTTTGGTCTGGGCTATAATTGTCCGAAACTTTAATCTCAATGCCCCGGGAATCGTAGCATCAACTTCGCCTATGGTGGTGTGCTGAATGATACAGTCAACTACAAGTTCTCCTATCTGACGGATTAGATCGGCCACCAAGACCGCGAATACTCCAACCATGACCTGGGCATTCTGCTGGGCTTTAAGCGTGGCCGTGGCCGTAACGCCTTCTTGGACCTGTCCATTTGAGGTTCTGTCCTGGGTGCTTTCCGATAGGTCGTCCTGTTCGGTTTGAAGCATTTTTAACGCTCCGACTAGGTTTGGCCCAAGAGAATATGGCGTAACCTGCGCACCCGGGGGCATGGCGATTGTGGCTCCCGGAACTATGACGCTTTGATCCATTTTTGAAACACCACTTAAGAATAGGGGTTTAATAACATCAAGATAGGTGCCGTCATAGGCCAATTGATGCATCCGATTAACGGCCGCGTCATCCCAGAACTCCTTGAAACAAGCGGATTTGTAATAATAGAACCTTCCAGATGGATCGAGGGGTTCAAAGCCGGACTTGGCGATATTGTAAACCGGAATAGACTTATACTCGTCTCCGATCAGAGACATTCTTCGATGCTTGAAGGGGTTGGAATTATAAATGTCTTTTTCTTCGCCCATAAAAACGCCTCCGACAAATTCAACTTCCAGGTCTTCGGGTCTATATTGAATATTTATAACCTGAACATAGTTTTTGTCGGCTTCGGTCCATTCAATGTCGTAAAGTGTTTGATGCTCTTGACCGGCCAAAAGAACTCTGGTCTTGCCGGCTTCGACATAATTAAAAGCGTCCTCGTCTCTGATCTTGTATTTGCCCTTATAAACCTTGGAGGCCTCGTCGTATGAAATCCGGCGCGCTCGAACCATGAAGGGCTGGCGCTGAATGTCGTTGGTATAAAAATCAGCAGGAAGAATTTGGTCGATGGGGATTAAATTCAAACCAATTCCTGACAATAAGAGGTCGACTGCTTCGGTTATCTTGTAGCTTCCATCCGCAAGTTTCTCCTTGATCTTCTGCATGGCTTCGACATATTCGACTTCAACATGAACGGCCGGATTTACAAGAGCCGAGGTTACCATGTATAAAAATTTCATTTCATAGTCGGCTTTTTTGAGGTGATCCTCGATCAAAATTCTCATCACCCGCGCCGTGGTTTCATCTTCTTCGTCGTCTTCGTTATAGGCGTAGCAATACGGAAACAGCATTCCGCTGATCAGGTGGGCAAGGATTCCTATTACCTTGTTTCGAGCCGTATTCTTGCGGCCTTTCCAGCGCCATTGCTTGCTCTCGGGTTCGACATAGGCGCCAACGAATGCTCCGAATGTCTGCTGATCTAATCTGCTTCTATCCAAAAGCGAAACACCGTCAAACTCATCGAATGGACGGTGCTGAAGGCGCCACGCTGTTTCGTAATCTTTCTGAACGCGGGCAAAAAGTTTTTTCACATCCTGGGATGGATTGTAAGAACTCTCGGAGAGTTTATTGCCGGCTCCATCCAACGGTTCGCCCGTCTTCGGATCAGTAACAATATTTGCAACCATGGTCGTATTATAGCACCATTATAAATCTGTCAAATGATAAATCTGTCAAATGGTGCATAACTTAAAAATGATATTGGATTCTAACTTCGTTTTCCATTGCCAATTCTGATTCGTAGAATGTCAGCGAAAGAGCGTCTGCGTCATCGGGAGATTGAATGCCATCTTTAATCATGTCCTCTTTGCTTTTTATCTTAACCTTTTTGTCGCTTTGGATCTTATACTTTATATCCAACAGATCCAGCCAGTCATTTCCCTCAAGTTCAGAAGTCGCCAGCCAATCTCTTTGTCTCCAAAACATCTCGGCTCGCTTATTAAAAAAAGTATTTTTATCTTCTGCCGCTTCGCCGGCCATGACTCCGATGACTATACATTGTCCGGTTGAATCATAAAGTTCCGGAAGCTCTCGCAATCTATCGTGCACGGGTTTTCCGATGCCTACTTTATCAATGTAAATCTTTTTGGGTCGGGTCTTTCGGTAGCACTCGATAATCCTTCCGACAAATCCCATCGTGTCCGGCGTATGTCCTTTAAAAAGTTTCTTGGCCCCGTTTTTGCCTCGTAAAACTATAACCGAATTATTTGAACCTTCGCCGGCTACATCACAGCCCATTCGCAGTTCGCCAAACAGATTCACGGTCGGTTTGAAATGTCCTTGAAGCTCGGTATCTAAATACAAAGGCGAAAATCCATCCGAATCCACAGCATCCGGTGCTGGGAATTTGTTTTCATATAGAACCGAGAACATGGGCTTCGTTCGCATCTCGTCAATGAACGCTTGGGTTACCCTGCCTTCTTTGATTCCTCGATAACAGTCAATGTTGATGTGGTGGTAATTGGCATCAAGAGAGGTTTTGAAAAAATGGTTTCGCCGCATCGGATTGCCGATCTCGAACAGGAAATTATCTTTATGTCCACCGAGCATTCTTAAGATGCCGACATACTGAACATCATCAATAAGTGAGGATTCGTCAATAATCACATTTGGTGCGCCAAATCCCATAAGAGCATCCAGCAAATCTTTGGTTCGCTTACCCTCAGAACTTAATGTAAATACTTCACCTATCTGACCGTCAGGATGACGATATGTCATTCTCTCCTTGCTTCGCTCGCGCCGGATACGATCTAAACTTTCATCTTTGCCGACATCGAATAAGGCCATTGTATATTCATTGTCAAAAGTATGCTGAATCAAATATGACATTATGATATGCGCTTTTTTATTTGAAGGAGCTACAAGGGCCCATTTTTCAGGAAAGGTTGTGATCCGCGTTAGCACCGCCATCGAAACAGTGTCTGATTTCCCATATTGAGAATATGAGATGCATTGGACTCTCGGGAATTTGCGTTTTGAGATAGCTTCAAATATCTCTTGCTGACCATCGGTCAATTCAAACGGCTGACCATAATAATTCTTATATAAGTTTCGCGCCAGCATCGTTATCTTTTTCATTGAGAGTTTCTCTTAATCCTTTTTGGATTTCGTCAAGTTTGCTGACTTTCAATTCCGTGCTCTGGTCTATTTTTTGAGTGGCCTGTCCATGAATCCGATCGAGGATGTCTTTGTAAAATTGATAGTTGCCTTCTTTGGCTTTTGAATAACCAACTTTGTAAATAATCTTCTTGACGGCATCAACCGACAGTTTGTTTTGAATCGCAATCTCATCGCAAATCTCATCGAAGTATTCTACAAATGTTTTTTCTTTTTTATTCAAACTGCCCGCCGGCCTTCCGGGATTGCCGGGTTTGAAGTCGCCACCCGGTTTGCTTTGATATAATTCGGCTCTTTTGGGTTTTTCATCGGTTTTTTTTCCCGACATGAGCAGTTTGACTTCAGGAGAGTTTAATTGCTGTTCCATGGGTATAATTTTCCCACCTTTTAATAGCAACGTCAATATACTTAGGATCTAATTCAATCGCATAACATTTTCTTTGTAATTGTTCACAGGCCATCTCCAAATCTTTTGATGCTCCCAGCTATTAACTCGATCTGCTTTTTATCGTGAATCTTGGCATTAGCTGGGTAGGGTTTTATATCTTCAATCTTCATTTGTTTGACAACTGCACTTTTTTATGTTTTCCTCCACGACTATCCCGCTCACGGAACTGAAGACCCCGGCGACATCGCAAGCGTTCACGAGGGCCACTTTAAGGACTTGGAGCGGATCTCTGACCCATTCGGGAATGATGAATCCTTCCGGCGCCGAGTTTATGATCTGCTCATAAACGCACAAAAGAGGTCGTTTCAAGATATTTCCATCCTCAAGTTTGTCGCTGATTTCTTTGAAAGCCAACCCACCGCCTTTGACGGTTCCGTGTTTAAGAGCTAACCGGACGGCATTTGTGGCGTCGTCGCATTTATCTTTCAGCCGTTTTCTGTTTGCAAGCGATTGCGAGCCGACTTTTAAGAGAGCGAATCCGTTAGTTAATTGCGCGATTCGAACCTCGATGGACTTTTTCTCAAAATCCGACTGTGAACCGATAAGTTTTTTTTTCAAAACTTCTACTCTGGCGTCCGAGCGTTCTTTGGTTTTTTCGTTGTCCTCACCGGCGATGATAGCGTCAAATCTTCGGGCCATGAATCTTTTGGCAAATCCAATATCTGAAATATCTATGTCCTCCAGTCGAGCTTCTTCGGAATCAATATATCTTCCGCCCAAGACGGCTTCCATGTCTTTGAGGATCTCATGCTGGTCTGTATAGGGGGCGTTCACGGGGAATATCGCAAAGCCCGTCTTCAAGGATTCCATGCAGGCCTTGATAGCTTCGGAAGTATAGGCCCGGGCAATTATGACCAGACCCATTTTCTTTTGATTTATGAGAGGTTTGAAAACTGAATCATTGAGCAGTTTTAATTCTGATACATCAATCGTGTAGTTTGTCATCAGAACGCTGATTTCATTTAATTCCAAACTTTGCTTTTCCTGATTGGTAATGACCATAGAAGTTCCGAAACCATTATCTACTCGAATACCCTTGACCCTTTCAATCGAACTTTTGGTTTCGTTGACTTCTTCGGCGATTATCAATCCTTCGGGGCCAAGCTCCCACTGGGTTTCGCCGAGGATTTTAGCAACCCCTTCATCTTCCACGGCCACGAGAGCCGATTTTATAAGTTCCTCTTTAGATTTGACTGGGGTTGCGGAATCTTCCAATTCCTTGATAACTCGATCCCTTGAAGAATTTATCATTTGAATTATCTCGGCCGGGGTTTTTTGGGCTTTGATGATCTTTTCGCTCGGCAGGTATCTTATGGCCTCTTTGACGATCGCTTCGGTCAACGCCCAAGCCGTAGAAGTTGCATCCCCGACGGTATCATTGGTTTTCGAGGAGGCCTCGAGGGCCACAAGCGCTCCTCGGCGTTCAAATTCGTCCCTGATGGCCGGGGAAAGGGCGCAGGAGATAAGATATCCATCATTTGTTATGCGATTTTCTTTCTCGATCAAAACATTAGAACCGTATGGCCCGATCGTGCTCTTGACGACTCCGGCAACATAACCCATTCCCTTGATTGCGGCATCTCTGGCTTGTAACCCGATTTTATTGATATTCATAATTACTCAAAAATCCACGGCACGATATTTTTTGGTTCCAGTTTAATATCGCCGAGGTCTTCAATTTTAATTTTAGTCCATTCGATCTCTATTTCGACATCTAGCAATTCCTGCAACTTTTTAGCAAATTCCTCTATTTTGTCGGGCTTGACGGATGTTCCGCCGTTTTCATCTTTGGTGCCATATTCCGTGACCAGTTTAATCCGTTGTTCGTCATATATTTTGAGTTCGCGGGTTATTGGACCGTTTATGAGTTTGCCGATCGAGTAGGATATCTTGATGGGCAAACTACAATTTGAAATGGCCTTTAACGCATCCGACGATCCCACAATTTCTTGGAATTTTAGTTTCATAGATATATATATTATACGATTTTAATTATTAACAATCAAATTAACTTTGCTTCGTGCATTATTTTGCGATCCTCCTCATTCCATCTTCGACCAAGAGGATTTCGGGGCAGAAAAGTCCGTATTGCCGAAGGCGAGACCAATGGCTATTTTAATCAGTTGAATCTTAAGTTCACTCTTGTTCATAAAACAAAAAGCCAGCTTTTACTTATACACTGGCTCAAAAAGTCCTATTTTTTGATTTAGTTTGCGCATTGTTATAACTTCTCTTAATCTTACGCTCCTTTTCTTTTAATGTCAATGCCCGTTGTCTTCGTGTTTTGGTTTGGCAGTCGAAACAAATAGGACTTCTGACATAAACCCTTTCGATAAGCGCGCCACATTTTATACAAGCGCATCCGTGATAATTATGAAAACTTTTTTCTTTTTCGGTCATCGGCACACCGAAAAAATATATCTTCACTTTTTTAAGGCAATCTTTGCAAATGCCTTTTTTAGTGTAATAACTTATTTTATTTTTGCAAATTCTGCATTTTGGCATAAAAGTTGGCAACCTTTGAGAGAGATTGCCGGAACTCATTGGATAGTATCGGAACCTTGTGCGATGAATGTCCCTTCCAATCTCCGGACATCCATTTCGATCTCCAGAACATCGGCGGCGTGGGATTCCATGTTATTGCAGGCAACACAGATAACATCGAAGTTTATCTTGAAGTTATCCGCAAAGAACACATCCACGATGGTCGCCGGTTTGGAACACCTGGAACATCGAATGATGTATTTATGCCATTCTGTTTTCATGGCTCCCTCCATTTGCCGAAGAGCTTGTGATAGAGGGTGAACCGTTCTCTTTGGGTCAGGGACTTCCAAATCTTCCTTGCTTCTCGGATGACTTTCGTCTCTGACCAATCGGGATGGAAGTAATGGCAAAGTTCATGGATAAACGTATATCCGGGATTGGCTCGCTTTTTGAGGTCAATCCAGATTTCATCACTGCACTCGCCATAGATCCACTTGGGGAGTTGCTTAAATATTACTCGCATTTCTTCCTCCGTTTTGCTCCGAGATGCGGGCATTTTTTCGCAAAGCAACATTTGCGGATTTTGCGAATGTTGGGATTTTTCCCCAGTCGGCAGAAGTAATACAAGTATCGTTTCACCTCTCACCATCCCATTCTTCTGGTTTTATACCAGCAGATAAGGTGAAAGAAATGAGCCAGTCCTTCGCCGGTTCGTCCAACAATTCTCCAGACCACATAGGGACTGCGGTCGGGGATGTCTTGCTTGCACTCCTCACATTTTTTCATGATTTCTCCTTCGGAGGTTTTTCATACCATTTCCACCATTCATGGCCGCAGGAACATTTGAAAACGATTATCTTGCCATCGGCCAGAAACGCGACATAGGGAATGACCCATCTTTTGCACTCCGGGCATTTTTCTTTCATGGTCTCCTCCTGTCCCAGTATATCGTTACCAGAGTTGCGATAAATGCTCCCATTCCCGCAGGAATGAGCAAGAAATAGTTTCTCACGAAATTTATCGTGATGAATCCCCCTATAAGCAGGATTGCCACGGAGAGAAAGGCCGAGATGATCGGTTTACCCGTGGAAACTCTGCGAATGTAAAATGTCCAGAAGATATCCTGAACAAATGCTCCCAGAAAAATCCACAGGCATAACATAACTACCTCCTCGCAATATGCTCCGATATAAAGATGAATCTCTTGCATCGGTAACAGAACAATTCGGTGTGTTTCACCGCCAACTCTTGCCAGCCGGGACCAAAGCGGTGGCCGAAAAAGTAACAAAATAGTTTCATCATCTCCTCCCGCTATACCTTTGGGCGAGCCAGATAGCGCAATACACTGCGATGACAAACGCCAAGAACGATACTGGTTGCATAACTCCTCCCTTTTCTAAAAGAACTGATTATTCAATTCCTCGGCGGGAATCTAGCGGTTAAGTTGGCCGAAGCCATAGATTGACAGACGGACAATTAGGAATGTGCATGGCCTGCACTTTCCACATGCTCCGTCCCAAAACCCCGCCGAGCCACGGACGACTATAAGCTTTCGCTTTCGCCATTTTAAGAGTCGAGTTGCCGTGAACAGTGCTGACCCCGAGGGAGCTAATAACCATACTCCCAAATATTAAAAAAATTTAAAGGGATGGCCGTTTGAGCGGAACGGCCAAGCTCTTACCAACTCGGGTCTTCTGGTTTCACCGCCTTGTCGTCTATATAACAATCCCCGGTACATTTGAAATTCGAGAAGGCGTGGAATTGCACATTGTTCATTCGCAACCATTTTAGGGTGGCTGGAATGAGGTGGTCTCTGCGGGCAGTGAAGATAACGATAAAGTTTTCCCGATATAGACGATTGACTCGGTCAATTATGTCTTGTCTCGGAATCGCTTTTCCGCAATCTTTCGCCGTCCAGCAAATCCCCGTGCAAAGCGTGCCGTCCAAATCTACCAAGATCACCTTGCATCTCATATTGCCTCCTTAAAGAACTATTGTGAACGCTTAACTATTTCCGTCTGGGCATAAACCATTAAATCTATCGCTTCATCAAACAATTCTTTTAAGCAATCCTTTTCCCACAAATTGCCTTTATGCTCTACCGCCCCTGCGGTGTATTTGGTTATCATCCTTTCAACGGTTTTGGTTATTATCCGTCTCAAATGTGCCTGCTGTAAATCGGTTAATTGTTTGGTATTTTCTATAAAATAATCTGTAAAGTTTAGCATAAAAATAGTGAGGGGTCTTTTTTTCCGCATGGGAAGACCCCTCGAAAACCATCCAGCTGGCGGGCTAAACCTACCAACTGATGCTGATGTCGTGTTTCGTGGCATAAAACCGACACTTTGGACTGCCTAGTTTGTCCATTGAAAGTCCTTTGGACTGGGCGTATCCCCCGTGATACTGAAGATAAGAACCCGTAACCACAAGGAACTTCTTGAACTGCTTGAGTATCCGACTTCGGGTGTCAACCATCTCCACTAACTTAATGGAGTTGATTGCCCGATGACTATGCCCGACGGCGATCAAGTCGCAGTGAAAATTGTTGCTGATGTTCTCCAGGGCATTGAGAACCGTTCCCTGCTTTTGAGCGCCCGTGGAACCATGAATGGTATAAATTGTGTAAATCTCGCCATTCACGTGCCACATATTCCAACCCGCCTCGCCAAGAAATGGAACCTTGAGGGCCTTGGCGATCAGCTTGGCGATGTTCACGCCCGACAGGTTGTATGCCCGCCGTTCATGATTTCCCTCTAATGAACCGATAATCAATCCCGCATCCGCAAGTGGTTGCAGATAGTCAATTATCTCTTCGGTTTGCTGTTGAGCCGGAAACTCCTGCTCATAAACCCCTGCACCCACCGATTCACGGGTGGCGCACTCGATTAGGTCACCCATCAGGAAGACATAAACTCGGTTCTTCAGGCACCAATCAATGTTCACCTGAAGCCGTTTTATGTCGCACTGGGGCGAACCATAATGAATATCGCCCAGAAACAAGACATCGGCAAATTCTTTGCCTGCCAATGTTTGCTGATTCACCAGCAATGGCCGGCCGGCAATCTTATCGTCGGGCTTTGATTTCATCTCTCTACCTCCTAGGTCTGTAAAAGAACTGCATATTTTATTTCCAGATTTTCTAACTCCTCCATGCTGTAATCGTTCCATTTTGGTAAATCTTGGAACGCTTCAACTCGGTTAATCCCGTATTCTTGGATCAGATGAACTGCGTAATTTCCGAGATTGCCGTGTAGAAAGGTATTGCACCTGGAACACTGGGGATGAATATTAAGCGGGTCAAAATCATAGCAATCGTGCCTGAAGTGTCCGGCGTGCAGGGATTTCCAATCAAACAAAAGCCCGCATGAATAACACGGGGCTAAACCTTGAAAATTGGCGGCCGTTTTACGAACCCAGATACTAAAAATCTTCCAAACTCGGGCGTGGAGAGCTTTTTTACTTTTGAGAATCTTTGTCTTGGATAGTTTTTTCATGGCAGTCCTAGCTACCACTACTTTACTTAATTATACGCCTTCAGTTGTGCACTTGTCAAGTCAATTTCATCAAGATTGATAAAATATCGTCAAGAGCATCATTTTGTTGACTTATTGGACGGCACGGCACCCCCTTTGGGTGATGATTTTTTGACTTCTGGCTCAAAAACTTCATCGGCACATTTAGTATATGGACAATCAATACAATGCCAGCATTTGGGGTGTTGTGGGTCTTTTTTACCTCCACATTTGGGACACTTTTCTTCCATATATTTATTCCTTTCTGATTTAATTTGAACTTAAATATGCTTGTTTTATTATTTGAGCGGCTTCTTCGATCGAGAGGTTGTATCTCAAATAATCAGTGCCGCCGTCATCAGTTTCAAGAATTATAATCGCTCGCTTCTTGTCTTGAATCTTTGCTATTAAATCCATTATTTCTTTGTATTGTTCGTCGTTCATATCCTTTCTGATACCTAGTTTCTTATAACGACCACGACCACGACCTCGACCACGACCACGAACTCGACCCCGAC